AATCATTCCTTGTTGTGTCTTAACATCTCTTGGCCAACCAATTGCAGAATCTCTTGGAGTTAAATCCAAGAAGTCGGACGATATACAAATAACACCAAGGTATTTTCCTGATTGACCATCAATTACGGTGTAAAACAGATTGCGGCCAATGTTACTATTGTTTTTCATTGTAGATGAAAAGGTACGGACAGTATTCCAAGTTTCCGCACCAGCACCATTTGATAGCTGTAATATAGGACGTAATTTTTCATAGTCATCTGGACCTTCTGGCATCCAGAAATTCTTTTTAACCTTGTCAACCAAATTGTTTTGTGTTATATCAATCAACTGTTTATCATCACCAAACAGTGTGGTAATTGTACGTGTTGGATACTTCTCCTGTACTTCACACCATTTCTGATATAAGGTATACTCACGCACATCCATTTTGGATGCATATGTCAAATTTTGAATGAGAGTTTCTTTTAATAACTCTGTGTCAATATGTTCAAATCTGGATGCATCATTGGTTCTCGACCACACATCCCATTGAGAATCAACATAATCTATAGGTGTAGCCATTAAGTTCTTACTTGTAACTGTTTCATTATTTTAGGGATGCAATTATCT